CTTTTATCACCAATACAAATCGCCTTGGCCTTAGCAAAAATATCTGCACCAATCGCCACACTATTGTTCTGTGCCGTTGAACGAAGGCCCATTATAATTCCGCCACCTGTCGCAGTGTTAGCGTTTCCAAGCGTCAAACCGCCTGAGCTATTTGCACCCACAACCGTTGCATAAGTTCCAACAACCGAATTGTTGGTGCCAAGTGTTGTCGCATAAAAATAAAATCGGTTTAAGATTTGCGAATTTGAACCGATGGAAGTTCCGCCGATGCCGTAGTTTTGAAGATTATAACCAACAGTGACACCATTAGTTGAGCCTTGCCCCACCAAAACAGATTGACCGCAAGTTAAATTTGAACCGATTGCCGTTTGCCCCGATCCATTTACGTCAATATTATTGCCGACAACAACGCTCTTTGTTGTTGTAAGCGGCGCACCTGATCCGTTTACATATTCCAAATTGATATCGCTGCCGATTGCTGTTTGATAAGTTCCAGTCACATCAATAGCAGATCCAAGCGCAACCGTATTTCTGCCATCAGTGACAACATTATCACCGAAAACCTCACTTTGAAGATGAGCGGTTGGATTACTGAAAGCCCCGTCGCTCGTAATTCGTGCATGAGTTGTCCCTGCGCTATCTTGCCACTGTTGCAAATCAGCGGTTTGACTCGCTGCGCCTTTCACAACTTGCGGCGTTGAACTTGCAGCAGAAGCAATGATTTGAAATTGTCCTGCAACATAAGTGAAATTTGAATCACCACCGAACGAGCCAGCGTCATTATATTGAATATCGCCAGTTGAGCCACCAGGAGTCCCACCGCCTCCACCACTACTTGACTTCGTGTAATAATGACTCATGTAAACACCTGTATTGCTAAATTACTTGCTGCCCCACTTGCTATGGCATTTACAGCACTTGCTACTGTAATAGGCCCATCAATAATTAATTTCTCTTGTGTCGCTAAAACAATTCCACTATTCAATGCAGCAGTGTTGTCAAACGCTATGCAAATAGTATTCCCACTCGTATTACAAAAACTCATTTTAACATAATTACCAGCAGGAATTCCTAAAGACGCACTGCTCGTTCCAACACTCGCGCTGGTAGGAGCCTCTCCCGTACTCGTTGCTAGAACAACAGGCAAGCTGTTTGCCATTGTGTCCTCTCCAGCAACATCCCCTATGTCACCTATAGCCGTTAGTAAACTACCAGAGGGAGTCACCTTTACATTGTAATAGGTACCCCCTCCAGCAGAACTTCTCCCAGCTATAACACTTCTATTAAGAGCAGCTAATGTATTGTCAGTTAGTGTAGTAGTCAGCTTTTCTAAATTGGTAGTAGTACCACCAGCTATACAAGCAGTATATAAAATAAGATTGGTAGCATCACCTCCCGTCTTTGCCACCTCAACCGTCACTGGCAAGTTAGGACTAGCCAAGGATGGATCAATTTGTAGGTTCGGGAATCGTAACGTATGGAACGTTATCCATTCACTGTCAGGAGAAAACACTTGATACTCAACAGGGCCACTCCCTAACCATGCCCATCGTATTCTGTATAAATTACTTTTTGTGAAGTCTATGGCTTCTGGAGTACCTGCACGTTTGAAATTACTACTTGCGCTCCCGTCTAATGGATCGCCGTTAAAACTTCCATAAGCAACTGAAGTATCACTAGCAGAAAAACGCCTTGTAACATTAAAGGTAAGACCTTCATATCCTAAAAAGAATCCATTATTAGCATCAAATAAACCAATTCTCTGTACACCGTTACCATCCGTCGGTGTAGTAAATGCAGCAGTGAAATATACATACTGCTCAAAACTCGGTCTATAATAAACTTTGTTTACACTTACACCTGAAACAGACGTAGTAGAAGAAGTACTAGAACTATATAAAGCATGACCATTAGTGATTGTAGCACTGGCACCTCCTGTAGCGGTATTCGTTATTACAGCACTGTCAAAACTCGTATCAAAAGCTAATTCAACCTGGTTAGTTCGTTGTCCTGTCGTTTGTAGACCTAAAACGTCTGTACTATTACCGCCACCTCCACCGCCACCTTGTGCAGCTAAGATTGCTTGTAGAGTTGTCTCACTTGCAAAATCAGGAACCGTAAGATTTTCAGCACCTGCACCTCCATAATCTACTACTACAACCTGTGCTTGCTCGCCTCCCTTTTCAACACTCCGCACTGGAATGTCATCATTACTACTTGTAGGTGAGTTGGATACTGTTACGTTGTCAGTCACTCTTATTCCTCATCCTCTACTGTTTCAATCTCTACCGTTGTCTCTCCAGCTTCGTTCGTTTCCATCTTACCAATTTTTTTACTGGTTTTTGGTATGATGTTGTTAATCACAATCGGTTGTTGTTCAGCTTTAGGCGTTGTCGCTTCTGTTACCGTTTGCTGTTGAGTCTGCATTGCAAGCCTGATCTTTTCAAGCTCTTGCTCTTGATTCAAACGCCGTTCCTCTAACAGCTTTTCAGACTCTTTCATTCTGACTGCCATGTTTTCCAGTTCGAGTCTCTGTAGATCAATGAGTTGTTCCACACGCTGTGCTTCACGCTTTGCTTCTGTTGAATCCACTTTAACTGCCGTCTCAGCTTGTATACGCGCTGTTTCAAGCTGTATCCGCTGCTGCTCAAGCTGGAGCTTTTGTGCGTCCACTTGTGATTTTTGTGCTGCAAGGTACTCATCTACGCTCGCCTTCTTAAAAGCTATCTCTACTTCAGCTTGTGCTTGTGTCATTCTTGTTTGTGCATCAGCTTGCGCCATGTACATTTTTTGATTGGACTCTTGAGCTTCCATTTGGATGCGAGTCATCTCAGTTTGATACTTCATCTGTGAGGCTTCACGCTGTTGCTCTACCTGCATTGCAAGTGGATCTGGTGGAGCCTGTTGTGCTTGCTGTTGTTTTATTTGTACTACTTGACTGAGATCGGCTAATGCTTTCTGGTAACACGCATCAAGCTCTTTACCACCTTTGAACCTTCGTACCAGATTCTGCATGAGTTCCATAGAGAATGTAGTTAGAGAAGGATACTCATTGATTAGTGCTCCCATCTGCTGAAAGAACTGACCAGAAGTAGTAAGAAGGTCTAGCCCGTCTTGCTTCTCTTGCGCCTGGTCTAGTGCAACCATCGAGTCTGTTGCAATGTTAATTCTGTATACACGCTCCTCAGTGTCTTTAATTACTTCTGCAATCTGTTGCTTCATTTGCTCAGCAACAATCATAGGTAGCTGTGGGTTCTCTTCTGTCGGCTCAGGTAGGTAAGGCCGTACAATAGAGTCTACATCTGCAACCTCAAAGATTGTTTCCATACTAAACTGTTCAGCAATAATAGTGCCGAGCTTGTTCACTGCATCAGAGATAAACTTTGCAAACTGGTTTTGCCGAACAATAAGACCAAGGCTTGACCATTGGTTTTCTAGCCTATTAGCCGTTGCAGTCTTGTATTGTGCGCTTGAACCTCTGAGAAGGTCAGATACTTTTAGTGTTTCATAGAGCTGTGCGAGAGCTTCGCCTCGTGCAGACTGTAGAACGCTTAGAGTTTCTACATACGGTCGAATGTCATGGTACTCAATCCCGTTAGCCTGACCGCCTCTACCTTTATAGTTAGGCCAGTTCATAACAGGGATGAATTTTAAGTCACCTTGCATGAGCTGCTCTACCTGGTCACCCATTGTAGCATCGTATAGAGCATTGGTACGGATTGCTTGTACAGTTGCAGCAATCCTTGTTGTCATGCGCTCAATCTGTAGTATCTGGTCACGGCAATGAGTGTAGTCAGATACAGGGATAACTGAGTCAGGGTCTATAGACTGATTGATAGTAGAACAAGGCCAAAAGTGCTCATACCTAATAGGAACATCACCTTCTTCTAGTACCGACTTGTCACCTTTCTTCTGGAGCCAGTAGAGCTTGTCTGTTTCTTGGCACCATATCTCAAACAATTCAGCTTTCCCTTCATACTTCTCGGTTGTTTGATAAAGGTTTTTCTTGAGGGCATCAGGGTAAGAGTCGTATGACAGTTTACGTGCTGTCTCTTCACCGAACTGCTCAGTAGCTTCTTTCTTGCTCAAGAACGCTCTTCTTGCTTTCCACTCTATTTCAGCTTCGTTACGTGCATCAGATTGTAGAAAGTCGCAGTATTGAATGTTATCGAGTACTGCTCGCTCTTTCGCTTTTACTTCAATCTCCATCATACCAAGTATGACACCTTCTGGAGTTGTCCGTAGTGTGGACTCGTCACCTGTAAAAGGATTACCTTGTGCATCGACTAAGCCGTCTGGTGTCTGTAGTAGAGCAAACTCGACCTGTTCTACTTGGAATTCAGCTTCGTACCTTGCCCAGAGACAAGCCCTCCCAGTCAGCAAAAATTGCAGTGCAGCATTGTAACCTGTAAGGTCAAAATCAAAATGCTCGTCCATTGCATACTGAGTGTTACGCTCAAGAACTACTGCACCTGCTTCGTACTGTAGACCACCTACACGTTTACGGAGTTGTACTTCACATTTTGGTGTGGATGAGTAGTAGGCTGGAAGAAGTGTATTGACAATGTACCACCAAACATTCAAACGTCGTTCTGTGTCTGGTAATTCTCTTTTACCTTTATAACTTTGGATACTTTCTTTCGACTGTTCTACAAACTTCTCTTGTAGGTTTTCGCTCATGGTTAGCTGTGAGTGCCACCAACCACCTGTATATTTTCTTTTCATAATTTAGGAGCCTTCTGTTTGCGTCGAACCTCATTTACATAGAGCTGTAGCTTCACTCTACCCTTTTCGATGCTTTTAACAGCAGGTTTCTCATACTCAGACTGCATTAGGCGTTCTTTACAGAGATAACGTAAGGCATCAGCAGCATGGTCATCACCCGTCGTATCAGCATCCTCGTGATTCTTTTGACAAAGTTGTAGTGCTGGAAGGGATTCTATCAGATACGGGCAAGCAGTTGAAATATATAAAAGTGGTGGGTCCGCTTGGAGCCTTTGGCGTATCTGTGACCAACCAGAGACTCTATCATTATCAGCCCTACGGAAAGAAGGATGTTTATACTTCGCAAACACCGCATTTAACTGGTCATTAATGGAAGGCCCTCCATCTGTCTTAAAGATAGAAGGGTCTGCTACTGCAATCGGGTCTTCTCCTACAGACAAGCTGGCAATCCGTTCAGCTTGTTCCTTGTTGTCAATCTGCGTTCCATGAAGTTCTCGATAGATTACCATGGCTCCTCGTGGGATCTCGACTTCTCCCCCGTCATCGCCCTTTCCAGAACATACTGCCCCCCAGACAGCAGCAAAAGGCGATCTATATCCCCAGTCATACCCAAAATAACGTGGCCAGTGCTTAGGGATAGTAAAAGGGTTAATGATGTGCTTGGTAGAAAAC